GCTAAAAAGGCAGCAGATGAAGCAGAAAAGGCTGATGCATTTGCTCTTATCCAAGACACCATGCGTTCATATGGTTTTGATGAAGCAGAACTTAAAGAGTTAAATGATTTTATTCAGTCATCTATTATAGACCCTAACATAGGTCCTAATATGGCAATCCTTAATATGCGTAATGTTTCTGCATATAAGAAAAGATTTGCTGGCAATGATGTATTGCTTAAGGCTGGCAAGAATGCTCTTAGTGAGTATGATTATTTACAGCAAGAGAATGCATATGATGAATACTTTAAGGCATATGGTGTAGGCAACCTATCTACACGCGCACAGAAGGCTACTCTAATTGGTAATAGCGTATCTGCTCTTGAAGTAGATAAACGTCTTAACCTAGCGGTTAAGCGTGTACAGGGTAGCGACCCAGAAATATTAAAGCAACTAAAAGCATACTATCCAACTATTACTGACAAAGATTTGGTTTCATACTTCCTTAATCCAGAGGCTACACGTATTGATTTAGAAAGAAAAGTAACAGCATCTGAAATTAGTTCTGCTGCAGTAGGTCAGGGTTTTGCTAGTGGTACTTCAATGTCTGCTCTTGGACTTGCCGATTATGGTGTTGACCGTGCTGGTGCCCTTGAGGGCTACGCTAATATTGCCAGTGTTCTACCTGAAGCAACTAAACTTGGTGACATATATGGTGAGACTAAGATTAAATATACACAGCAAACCGGAGAAGAAGAATTTCTTCAGGCTAGTGATGCAGCAAAGCGCAAGCGTAATGTCTTAGCATCTAAAGAACGCGCTAACTTTGAAGGCAGTGCAGGTAATGCACCTGGTGCATACAGCACTAGTTACCTAAAGAAATCCTCATCAGCAGGGTTAATCTAAAATAGAATCCTATGTGACCCACCAGCCCACATAGCGTATAAGACTGGTAGCAAGAGCCAGCCTAGTTCCCCGACTAGAATCTGAGGCTTGCGATTCAAACGAATAGAAGGGTGGGTTGCTATGAGCAACAACTACTGGGATGAAGACGAAGACGACCAAGATACCGACAACGAAGTGCAGATGGATGGAAGTGACTTACTTAAAAAGTTACGGAAAGCCAAGCGCAACGATGAGAAGCGTATCAAGGAACTCACTGAGCAACTTGAGGGATTATCCAAGTCGCAGCGTGAGCGTACAGTCAAAGAGGTCCTAGAACAGAAGGGTGTCAATCCAAAGGCACAACGACTAATTCTAAAAGACTTGGATGATATTACCGAAGAGTCAGTGAATAACTGGCTTGAAGATAATGCAGACTTGTTTGGATTAGTACAGCCAGAGGTAAACGAAGAACAAGAGATAAATCGAGCAGCCTTACGGCAGCAAGATATTGTCACTCAACTTGGCATGACCCCTGACCGAGCAGAAGATTTATTGAATCGAATTAATAATGCGGCATCCGCAGAAGAACTCAATCAAATTATCTACTCTCAACAGCAATAAACACATAGTAATTTCATAACTCACCTTAGGAGGTGAACAACAATGGCTAATGCATATACATCGTCCACCGGCAATCTCGCTGGTACCGCTGGTGCTGCAGGTCTCGTCCAAAAGGCGTATGACCGTCTACTAGACTTTGCGTTGCGTTCAGAACCCCTAATTCGTTCAGTCGCCGACAAGCGCCCGACTAAATTAGCAAACCCTGGCTCAACCGTAGTTCTACAACTATACGCAGATTTGTCTGAACAGACAACTGCACTTACAGAATCAACTGAGCGTGACTCAGTACAGATTGCTGCACCAACATCAGTTACTATTACTCTTGCCGAGTATGGTAACTCTGTTCTTACAACACGTGCGTTGGAACTCTTCAGCCTTGCTGATGTAGACCCAGCAATCGCTAACATCATCGCATTCAACCTTGCAGGTTCAATTGATACAGTTGCACAGAATGAACTTCGTGCTGGTACAAACATCATCTACGGTGGTACACGTACATCTACAGTAACAATTGCTGCTACAGATACAATCACTTCTGCTAACATCCGTAAGGCTGTTGCTAAGTTGCGTTCAGGTCTGTCAGTTCCACGCAAGGGCTCACTCTATTGGTGCGGTATTCACCCAGAAGTTTCACACGACCTTCGTGCTGAGACTGGTGCTGGTGGATGGCGTATTCCTCACGAGTATGCTGCAGGAGAAAACATTTGGGCTGGAGAAATTGGTTCATACGAAGGAGCCTACTTTGTAGAGTCTGCTCGTATGTTCAATGATACTGACGGTGCTTCAAGTGCTAAGGTATACCGCACAATTCTTTGTGGTAAGGAAGCACTGGCTGAAGCCGTTGCTGAAGAGCCACATACAGTTATCGGTCCAGTCATTGACCACTTGATGCGTTTCCGCCCAATGGGTTGGTACGGCGTTCTAGGCTTTAAGCGTTACCGCGAAGCAGCCTTGTATCGTATTCTTAACGGTTCATCAGTCGCTTAATTGATTGACGGGTAGGGCAGTAGTTACCGAAATCTCTACTGCCCTATCAGTAAGTTTATTAAGGAGAACAATGGCAACATACACACTTGTAACACCAACCCTAGAACAGGGTCCTATTGGTGGTCATCGTTTGCATACACACTTTAGGCAACGCACAAAAAGTTACACTATCATTCTTAGTGGTGGTGTTTACTCGCTTATACAATTTCCAACCGAAGATGAGTTAGCAACTTACACTGCTTATTATATGGGTGGATGTCAACATACTGGAATTACTGAGGCTATCAGAACAGCAATGATTGCTGATGCTATTGTAACTTCAGCCAACTTTACGGTGGAATAAATGGGACTACATAAAATACAAAAGCATCCAGAATTTGTAGAAAATTGTTTTGGGTGTAAAGCAGAAGGATTACAACTAGCCACTGGTGATGCCAGAGGTGCTGTAATAGCAAGTGGCACTACTCAAAAGAAGTGGAACTCTGAACTCGAAGCATATCGTTCTGCTAGAGCACAGGGCATCCAGCCTAATGGTACAAAAAGAAGACATATAGAAGCGGCACATAAAGCATCTGAAAAATTAGGTGCAGCATATGACGGCAACACAATGATACAAGCACAAAAGATAGACAAACCAACAGCCACAGTAATGAAAGAACTCAAGAAAGAAGGACTATAATGCCTAAAGTCGGAAAAATGTCATTTCCATACACAGCAAAAGGTATGGCAGCAGCAAAGATGGAAAGCAAGAAAACTGGTAAGAAGATGGGTATGAAGAAAATGGCTATGAAAAAGATGGGCAAGAAAAAATAATGAATATGAAACCAACTAGTCGTAAGCCAACTACTCGTAGAAAAACATCAGTACCACCAGCAAAGAAAACTCCTATTGGTACTGCTAAGCCAATGACACCAGCACAACGTCAAGGTATGGCTAAACGCCCTATGATTGGTAATGATAAGGCTGCTAACAAAAAGTATGGTAGCAAGTCTAACAATAACGGATATACAAACTAAAAGTAAGAAAGCAGGGGACAATGAATAAACAGAAAGAAACCCTAGCAGTCGCTTGGTGTGATAACGGTATAGTAGATGGCAAGTTTATGGAAGGTGTTGTAGACACCCTAATAAACTCAGGCATAGAGTTCTGTGGTTCACTTCGTGCCCACGGTAATCAGATAGCACAACAGCGAGAGACGTTAGTTAATCGTTGGTACGATAACAATAAATCTGATTGGCTACTATGGCTTGACTCAGACATTATGATTACCCCAGAGAAGTTTCTTAAACTCTGGAATCGTAGAGATGCCGTAGAAATACCTTTGCTTACTGGTGTGTACTTTACAAGTGACCAACCAGAGCAACCATTAATGAGACCGTTAGCAACTGTTTATGAGTTTGCTGAGTTACCAGAAGGTATTGGGATTAGAAGGTTAGACCCACTACCAAAGAATAAATTTCTTAAAGTAAGTGCTGCTGGTATGGGCTTTTGCCTTATGCACCGCAGTGTAATAACAAGAATTAAAGAAGCATTACCAGGAGTTACATTCTTTGCAGAAGTGGGTGCTAACAAGCAATTTACTGGCGAGGATATCTACTTTTTTGCAGTAGTAAACAAAGCAGAGATTCCACTCTGGTGCGATACATCTGCAACCGTAGGACATATGAAGCGATTCAATATGGGTGAGGACTACTACGATGCTTTTGGTAGGGGTGAAGGTTATGCCGGTTTATCCTAACTGGTTTGAGATGACCGCAAAGGAAAACTTTGAGTCACAACTAACGCCTCTTGCTGGCAAGATGGGTCTAAGGTTTCTTCAGATTGGTGCCTTTACTGGCGATGCAACTGCATGGTTAGTAGATAACGTACTTACCCAAAAGAATTCAATCTTAGAAGATGTAGACATCTGGACTGGCTCGGATGAGACAGAACATAAAGAGATGGACTGGCTAGATGTTGAGCGTGTATACGATTCAAAGATTGCCTTTCGTCCTAATGTAATTAAATACAAGATAGATAGCAAAGAGTTTCTTCGTTCTGTTGAAGAACCAACCTTTGACTTTATCTACATAGATGGAGACCACACCGCAGAGGGTGTGCTACAAGATGCGGTGCTTGCCTGGAGATTGCTTAAGCCAGGTGGGATTATGGCATTTGATGACTACCTATGGGAAGACCCTAGGGGTGTTGAATTCCAGCCAGGCTGGTCAATAGATACCTTTACGGGAGCAGTCAAGGACGAATCAGAAGTTTTACTATCAAACTCACAAGTATGGCTAAGGAAGAATAATGACAGCAGCCTGGACACGTAAAGAAGGCAAGAATCCCAAAGGTGGACTCAATGCCAAGGGCAGAGCATCTTATAAGGGTGGCACTCTCAAAGCCCCTGTAAAGGCTGGAGACAACCCTAGAAGGGCATCTTTCCTAGCCCGTATGGGCGGAATGCCAGGACCAGAGCGCAAGCCTGACGGCTCGCCGACAAGGTTACTCCTATCGCTTAATGCGTGGGGAGCAAGTTCTAAGGCTGACGCTAAGCGTAAGGCAGCAGCAATATCTAATAGAAACAAGGGGAAAAAATGAAACCAGTCAAAAAGGTATTAACACCCAAGCAGATGAAGATTGCAGCAGCATCAGGAGATAAAACTAAAATTGATGCAGCAGACTTTAAGGCTCTCAAAAAGAAACCAAAGGCAAAGTAATGGCAAAGACATCTAAACACTATCTTAAGAGTGGCAAAGAGTATACAGGCGCTGTTCATAAGATGAACGGACAAGTACACACTGGCGCAAAGCACACAGCATCTAGCAAGGTGCTTACTCATACAAAACCTAAGAAAAACTAAATGGCAACCAAAGGACCTTGTTGGGATGGCTATGTTCAAAAAGGTATGAAGATGAAGGGCGGCAAGATGGTCCCTAATTGTGTGCCTGCAGGAAGTAGGACTACTAGAAAGAAGAAAGTAAATGCCAGCAAAAAAAGCAAAGTCTAAAGTAAACGCTGCGGGTAACTACACTAAGCCCGGTATGCGTGCTGCATTGTTTAAGAGGATTAAGGCTGGTTCTGCCGGTGGAGACCCTGGGGAATGGTCTGCTCGTAAGGCACAACTGCTTGCTGTTCGTTACAAAAAGGCAGGCGGGGGATACAAGTAATGGCATTGGCTAAATCTCAACAGTCTCTTAAGAACTGGAGTGCACAGAAGTGGAAAACTTCTGATGGCAAACCATCTAAAGGTAAGAAGAGATACTTGCCTGCTGCTGCTTGGGCTGCACTAAGTTCATCAGAAAAAGCAGCAACCAATAAAGCCAAGGCTACTGGCAACGCCAAAGGTAAACAATTTGTAAAGCAACCCAAATCAATTGCAAAGAAAACAGCGGGGTATAGATAATGGCAGGAACAGCGGGTAGTAGTTTAACAGCAGAATTAAATCGTCTTGCTAGTACAACTGGCAAGGCTGCGCAAGGCGCTGCCAATGTCTATGCTGGCACATCTGGACTAGGACTTATTGCAGCCCTTAATCTAAAGGCTAGTGGAGTACGTCAACCTTCTGCATACAAGGGACTCAACGCTATCTGTAATGAACTTGCTGGTACTACTGGTAAATCTGCAAGCGATGCATTAAGGACTATATAATGGCTACCCTAACAGATATGATGAATGAAGTGTCTATTAACCTTTCTGGTTATACACTTCAGCAAGACCGTGCTACCCACATTACAGCAAACGTAGCAGCAACTGCTTCTACTATTGCAGCACCTATTGTTCTATCCCTTGCATCTACTGACAGCGTGGGCAAAGGTGTTGTTGAGATTGATGAAGAACTATTCTGGGTAGATAACTATGACCGAGTTGGTAACACTGCAACTATTGCTCCATACGGTAGAGCATACCTAGGCACTACCCTTGCTGCACACACAGCAGGTACTAAAGTTACTATTGCTCCTACATTTCCTAACTTTGTAATCAAGCGAGCAATCAACGATACTATTAGTGCAATTGGCTCCTCTATCTTTGCAGCCAAAACAACTACAATTACATCTAATGCTGCAGTCTCAGCCTTTAGATTACCCGCTGGTACTGACCCTACATTAAACATTAGCAAGATTCTTAGTATTGCATATCAGGCGTTAGGTGCAACTAAGGAATGGATTCCTATTCGTACTTACCGTTTTGATGGTAGTGCAAATACTACAGCATTTACTAGTGGTCAGACTGTATCTATCTATGACTATATACCTTCGGGACGTAGTGTCCAGATTGTATACTCTACCGACCCAACTCCTTTTACTACTAATGCACAAGAGTTTGCAACCCAAAGTGGATTACCGGAATCCTGTAAAGACCTAGTTATTCTTGGTGCTACCTATCGTTTGCTATCTAATCTTGACCCAGCACGTGCATCAATG